GGGGAGGAAAAATAGTATTTAAATTATCCTCTACCCCAGCAGCTATTAAATGTTTGTCATGGACAGTTACGTGTTTAACATGTTTAGTTCCGGTAACTGTTATCTCACTACTAAAGTAAGTTCTACTATTTAAGTTAGCACCTGTGCCTTCCATTCTAAACTGATAAGGCTCGTTTGCTCCATCAGCTATAATTAACGTACCATAATCTGAAGTTGCTGATTCAAATAAAGCAAAACTTATTTGCCCTTGTCCAGTTCTAGCTAAAACACTACGACCTGTAAAAGTACTATAGTTATCACCACTACCAGATACTGAACTTCTATTTATTTGTAAGTAGGTTATACCGTCTTGAGTAAAATAAATATTAGTACCAGCACAAACAACTACACCATCAGCATAAGGAATAACTCCTAAAATATCTGTCGTACCACCAGTCGGTTGAGTTGAATCCGTAGTACCAAACTTTTGATAACCATTAATTCTTCTGTAACCACCTTCTATAGAAACTTCAAAGTTTTTTAACTCGGTAGCAACTCCGGGAGTTCTTAATAGGTCTATAGCATTTGAAGAGTTTACTAAACCTCCTGCACATGCTACTGTGTATGGTTGACTTCTAGGCATTTAGTTTATAATGTTTCTTGTGAATCAATCATAGTCTGATAAGCAGTCTTGACCGCATCAGTCCATGTTGCAGTACAGATAGCTTGAACCCTTGCATCCTCGCCAGATATGTCGGTATCTACCCAACTACCAGTGGTTTTATCGCTAGGCACGACCACATGACGATGGAAAGAGCTACTAAGTTCTGTTCCATCTTCAATAATTTTCGTAGCAGTTCTGACTTGCACTTGACCCATTTCAAGTACCTCAATCTTATCTACTACTGTTTCTTTTGTTATTGCCATAATATTCCTCTTTAAAAATTAACTTAATAATATGTTATTGCTATGCAGCATTGTATATTACTTGACCAATAATCGGTAAACCACCTGACCTTTGCATGGTAGCATTATCTACAAAATTTGCATTACCATTATTGTAATGAAAATAAGCGTACGTATCATTAATCATAACAAGTGGAGGATATAAAAAAGAAAGGTCTTTATTTGATGAATATCCTAGAGAACCCGAAGGATAATAACCACTTTGATTGATACAAGTAAAAGGTAAGTTTCCTATTTTAAATTGTTGGTTATTATTTGTTGGAGTTATGGTTATATAAAAATAAGCTATAACTTGTCTACCAATTTTTGTGTAATAAGAACCATAATTAGTATTGACTGTACCACCTTCAGGCAAAGATGGTGTCCAAGTACCTTCCTCATAATCATCTAAGGCATTTTGGGCTGCTGTATCTGAGCCAAAAGTTATTCCTAAACTAGACTGTAAAGCAGTAGTAACATTTTTAAGTGTTGCACTAACATTTGTATTAGCAGAGTTACGAGACATTAAAGTTATACTAGCTTGAGCATTAGCTGTATCGTCTGTTTGTAATGTGATACCTACATTAGGAGTAGAATCATTTCCTAAAATATGAATATTATCTGAAGGACTTGAGTAGCCAATTCCAAGATTACCAGAAGAATCAATTCGCATTTTTTCTGTTCCTGCTGCACCCCCAGATGAAGTGTAAAATGCCATAAAGCCATCTTCTCCACCTGCTGTCTGGTCTGAACTTCCAAAGCCAATATATGAATTTACGATAAATTTTGAAGAAGCATTTTGTGTAGAACCTCCGACTAACGGTAAATTTGATGCAGAACCTATTATGGTTTTTGATGCAGTATTATTTGAACCAGAAAACTGATTTCCCCAAAATTCTCTTTTTGTGCTTCCAGAATTTGTGTCGTATACATCAGCAGAAGTTTGTCTTACTAAAAAATCTTCATCACTTGTAATAGTTACAGCAGTTGCATTACTACCATCAACAATTCCGGGGGTACTTGATAATTCTACTGGTATCTTAGTGGTCATTTATATCTCCTAAAAATATGTTCTGTCATCGGTCATGTACTTAGGTGTAGGATTAATTAATACACTCTTCATTTGTCTCATGCCTTTTTTATAGTCTTCTAAAGCAAATGCTGCTTGTTGTGGACTTTCTTTAAACTGCCAAACATAATATCTTACTCTGGCTAAAATTACATTTTTATACTGGTCTGGTAAAACTATTTCATCACTAAAAGCTGATAAAGCAGTTGGTCTAGCAAAAGCATAAAAATGTACATTATAAATCTTGTCAGGTATTGGACTTAATCCAAACTTTCTATTGTCTGGTGATTTAATAACATAAGTTGGCTCACCATAACTTTGTGAATCAGCATCGTCATTATTTTCTGTATCACGATAGTATCTAGTCCAATCAGCTAAAGTTAAAAACTTTAAACCTTTAGATACAAATGGAGCTGTTTCTCCACTAACATTTACAGTAGTAATAAAAAAATCATCCCAGTCTACAGTTGCAAAATCAGTAATCAAACTAGAACTACCAGCTTTTAAGGTATACCATCTTTGTCCAATTACTGAAGCAACAGTAGTATTACCATAAAACGGGTCAGTAGCACCACTTAGTCCTGCTGAAAAGAATGGTAATTCAGGTTCTTCATTAGCTATATCAAATAAACTTTTATTAATTGAGTCTTTGACAAATTGTTGAAAGCCTGTAGCAGTTGCAAAGTTTGATGAAGTTAAAGGTATTTCATTTAACTCTCTTAAAATTTCATTTGATAATTCTAAGTATGTTGTTGCCATTATGCTTTTCCTTTAGCTTTTTTCTGTGCTTTTTTACTTAAATCTTTAAAATGAAATAATTTTACACTTGTTTTAGTGTGAGTTTTATTTGTATGTAAATCTCCGTTAGGCATTTTATGAGAAGTACCTTTATGTTCAGTACCATCTCTTTTGTAATGTTTAACTCCTTTAGCCATGATTAATTAGGTTTAGCTACAGGCATTGCAGTACCACCAGCACTATACATAGCTCTGCCACCACCTTTCATCATTTTTTTCTTTTTAGCCATACCACCGTACATCATATTCTTTTTAGCCATTCCACCTTTCATCATTTTTTTCTTTTTATCTTTGTGATTCATTTATATTCCTTTTTATTATAAAAAAGGAGAGGTCCGAAGACCTCCCCAATTATTGTTAGTCAACTACATAAAATGCAGATACTAAAGCATCGTCTCTTAGGACATTTGCTCCGTATACGTGCAATCCACGAACTATGTCACCAAACGAAGTTGGGTCTCTCAACACTTCAGTTGAAAGAATAGTTTGTGCAGTAGCAGTAGAACTGATATGACCAGCCATAACTTTACCACTTGCGTTGGAAGTCGCAGCGATATTGTTAGACTTGTACATGTCAAATCCACGTAGTTTTCCAGTTGATACTAAACCATTTCTGATTGAGCCTTGACCAGCGTTAAAGTCAACAGACAATAACTTAGAACCAGACTGTGATAACTCTTCGTAGAACGAAGGTGGTGCAACGAACCATCTACCTTCTTCAGGTACAGATTGGTCGTCTAACAATCTAGCCATTCTAGCCATTAAGTCTAGTGCATCAACACCAGTTCCATCAGAACCAAGTAGGTCAACAGAGTTACTTGCGTGAGTCATTGTAGAATCAGCAGTAGAACTGTCAGAACCTATAACGTGGTCTGGAGAAGATGTTGAAATACCAGCAAACATTTCAGCTAATACAGCAGCATCATATGCATCTTTCAATGAGTAAGCAGCAGATGATGTAGCAACTTCTTTAAAGTTAACGTGAGACATATTAGTTTCAATGTCATCAACGATAAACTTAAAAGCGTTAGCTTGGTCAACAACCAAGTTAAGTTCTTGGTCAGTTAACATAGTTTGTGATGTGTCAGTATTTCTAGTATATGAAGATACAGAAATTACTGGCTCTTTAATAATCTTTACAGAATCTCCGAAAGCAGAAATTTCACCAGCATAGTCGGTGTTAGTAATAGCTTCAACTACCGATGCTTTTCTGAATC